GCAAATAAAGCGTATCTTTTACAGGAGTAAATACTGTGTTTTCCCATGCAATAGGCGATGACCCTGCAAGGGTGTTTAATCTTGAATCTAGCGCGGAACTTATGTCTGCAAATATTGTACTCATGCCGCAACCTTCGCTAATGCTTTAGCTAATTTATTCTGAAATTTACTGACGCTCACTCGAACCATTCCTTCAGGCTTTTGAGCGTGTGACCACCCTAAATATTCAATTCTTTCGCCATACGGCAGATTGTTAGTAAGAAATATTGGCTGATCTGCTTGTGCAGTTTGGACAACTGATTCCATTGCCGAAATAGTCGCTGTATCTGCGGTAATTGTCGTTAATTTGCCTGACGCTGGTGTATCTAATGTACATTGCCAGTTACTTTGTAAACTACCAGCAACATAATCTGCTGGGGGTGGGTTTTTCCACAAAGACGGGTCACCAACAGGAGTTTCCCTTATAATTTCTGAAAACAAGTCAATTGCTGATTCTTTTACAACAGTAGACACTTTTTTGTTTGTTTTTTGAGCAAACTCTTTAAGATCGACACTGAATGTCATAAAAAATGTCCGTTCCAGAGGGGGATTCTGTTGCAACGCTCATAACCCGATATGTAACCGAGTCAAAAGTTAAAGAGTCGTTAATAATTGGCACAGTAACGCCAGATTGAACCAATAGACGAATATCATCGTCTTTGATGTTATCTCCAGCCTTTTCAAACGCATTAAATTGCGTTCTAACAGCTTTAACGCTAAAACTTTCAGTTAGACCTGTAAAATAATGACCAGTAGCAGGGTTAAACCTACGACCTGAATCTCTCGTAATAGTCGCAGATGTACCAAATTTAGTAATTAACTGCGTAGCTGTTTTTTTTAACGAGTCGTAATCAAACACGCTTCACCATCTTCGATCTATGGGTTAATTTCGCTAATTTAGTATCGACAGCCTTTAAAAAGGTCACGGCTCTTGCTTGTTGGGCATATTCAACCTCTAAGCTGCCAACTTTTTCTTTTACTGTCTCTCTTGCTTGATTATCAAGTGGATCAACGCCAGCACCTACGGCAATAGCGGTTTCCATTTGAGCATCTTTTAATAATTGGGGGATTTCGTTATTTTCAATGTAATAGTTGTTTACCATTACGCCATAACGGGGCCACATAAGGGCTTGCGCTTCTGTACCCTTAGTACCTAAAAAATCTTTACTTTCTATGTAATCCATCGCACGAATCAGCAATACAGCCGCAGTTCCAGTGACCGTAAGACCTCGATCTAATGCATAGGTAGCTAACTCAGCTTCACTCACATAAGAATTAGCAGTAGTAGAGCCTGAACCTGTTTCAACGACGATTGTTGCCATAATAACCTCAATAAAAAGCCCCACCCCCGAAAGGATGAGGCTAGTCTTATTTAACCAAGTAACAATGCAGTATGCTCTGGCTTAATGTTTTTAACACCCCAAGCTAGACCAACTTCATAACGTACTTTTCTGTAGCCTTTGTACATGGAGAATTCCATGCTAAGACCTGATCGTGGATCAGTAATTACAATTACATCTGATGCCATGTCACCCTCTTGAGGACGGGCTGGCGCACGGGCAGCAAGAACAATCGCAGAGCGATTAAATGCCATGTTACGTGCAGATGCAGCAACAATAGTAATTGCTTTGTCACCAACAGGAAGTGCTTGACGCAATCCTGGGGCAGCAAGAACAATAGTTGCACCAGATACAGCACCAGCACCAGTAACTACAACGTACTTGTTAGAATCGCCAGCAAAAGTGATTACATCACCAGCTAGGATAGTTCCAGTACCAGCAGCTTTTAGTACGATGCTAGTAGAACCAACAGCGTGTCCAGCAGTAGTAACAGCATTAGCAGAAGTACCAACAGCAGCAACAGTATTAACCTGTGCAGACTCTCGGATAGGCATTCCGTTAATGTCCAAAAGGACACCTTGACGCAAGATAGAATCACTACCAGCATCAGCAACGTTTGCTTGCTTGCCTAACAGGTTTACACCAGCAGCAGTGTTAATCACTAACTGGTTGTCCTGTAGAGGCGCACCATTGTCCTTCAGGATTCTAAGTGCATTTGAAGCATCAGTGTAGTCGTTAGCTGTTCCAAATGGAGTAGTACCAGCAGTACCGTGAGCGCGAGAGAAAGTTGACTGCAAACCACACAGATCAGTTTCTACTTCGTTGGTCACAGCACGGATAGCTTGTGCAATTTTGTTAGCACGTACACTTCCGTATCCAGCACCAGTGTTCAGACCTTTTTGATCTTCTCCGTTAAAACCAAACTCAGCCGCACGCGACTTAGTAATAGTAATATCAGTAAAACCAGAAGTCTGCCCAGTAGGATCAGGGACAACCATTGCTGGGGTGATGTTTCCAACGTTTCCAGCAGGTTCAACATCAACACGAATAGCTTGCCCAACTTGAGCAGTATTTGCAGATGCGTTCATAGTAGCGGATGGGATCATTCCAGTTAATTCTCTGGAAACAATGTCCAACGCTTCGTAAATTTCGGGGACTAGACCCGTAATAGTATTCTCAGCCATGTTAAATTACCTTTTTAATAAACAGTGCCGCCAGATTTGATGTATTTCATTCTGTCGGCTGGATTAAACGCCTCAAATTCAGCGCGTGATTTAGTTTTTGCGGCACTGCCACTATTGTTGCCACCAGTAGCACCGCCACCAGAAGATTGATTGCCCTTTAGGAGCGAGGCAAACCGTGAATCATTCTGGAATTCGTTGCGTAAATCGTCCAAAGATGAAATTGTTAGGTTGCCATTACCATCAGTCACCTTTAACTCACCTTCCTGATATTTCAGTCGGGTATTGATAAAAGTGCTTAATAGGTCAACATTTGAACCCTCGGCTAAATCAGCCGCTATTTTCATAGCAGCATTACCTTTTTTCTCGGTTTCGATCTTGCCTTGCAATTCGTTTAACGTTTGTTGCGTTGTTTGAAGTTTCTCGGAAGATGATTTGTACAAAGACTCAAAATCACCGCTTTCTTTTGCTAAACGGTCTTTATCCGCTATCGCATCAGCCTCGGCCTTGCGCTTTGCTTCTTTTGCGCTTTTGGTTTCGGTTAGTAATTCATCGTTTTTGTTTTTGACTGCTTGAAACTGGTTAGATAATTCCTCGTTAGAGGCTTTTAAATTGTTAATTTCTTCTTGCAGTGCATTTACATCTACTTCGTTTTCTTCACTCATGGGTATTACCTTTTTTTGGTCACAAACCAAGCGGCCACAGACCGCCTCATATCAAGGGACTAGCCCTTAAATTCTTAAATATTTGTCTTTGGAGCGACTTAATTAAAAGTCAAGGAGTTAGTTCGGCACTTTTAGCTCAGTTTTGGGCTATTAATTGCCGATCTCTTGTTCTACGGGTATGACAGGCTCTATTTCGACGACTTCTGCATCGCTATCAATCTCTTGGTCGGTGCGTTCAGCATCTAATATGTTGCCCTTTCTTAATAGGTCACGAATATCAGTTTTGCCAATGACCCCTCGATCTTGCAGAACCATTGCTTGCGCTAACATTTGAGGGTCAATAGTCGCATCGTAGAATTCTTTGTTGATGTCTAGGGTAATGTCACCCTCACCGCCCATAAATTCACCAAGCCATGAAAGGGCTTTTTTAAACCCCTGTTCAACGTTAACAATTAATGAGCCTAGTTTAGAGTTTTGACCAGCAAATCGAATTTTTGCCGCTTCCGCTGTCTCCGATCCTGTAGAGTCCTGAATAATGCGAGTGCCAATTTTGACCATCTGATCTTCTTTTAACTCCATGCCTCGTTCTGGCATCTGATTCGGTGCAGCTTGGAGTAGTGATGCATTAGCATCAAGGGGCAGTAACAGGCCAGATCGGGAACCAAGTTCTATACCATTGCTAAAATTATCATCAGCCCATGATTGCGTTAAACCAGCAATAACAGGGGTTGGCTGGCCTACAATAAAACTGGATTCCTCATAGTCAGCAGAGTTTCTATAGTGAGCAATATTGACTTCTGCTATGTCATATAGGGGGGCTTTATCAGATGTCTCATCGTTATTAACAGAGCCTATGAACTCAAACGGTATTACATCCCATGTCGAGCCGTTAGATTTTCGGGGTACGATGTCATCAGAGACTAGCTGGTTGTTCTCATCGTATAGTCTCTGGGTGTAGACACCCTCAACCAGTAACAAAACGCGGTGATACATACAATGTTCTACGTCGAACGGATCGCTATCAAGGGGTTCTATCCTTGGCTCTTGCAGCACAACCAATGTTAACTGTTTGACCCCGTTTACAACTTCACAACGCCAATTAATGACAGATTCTGCTGGATAGGCTAATAGCGAGGCTTGGAGGCCAGCGGTAGAGACTTGTGCTTGTGTTAGCCCTTCCTCAGTCTGCGGATAATCTACTAGCAGACCATAACGCCCTGTTAAGAGAGTGTCGGACGCTGCATCTTTAATCATTTGATCAAGGTGCAACCCGTTACCGTTTGCGTTTTCTAGTAGGTAATCTATGTTTTGGGGTAGTTCAATTTCGGTAGGCTTGCGGAATACCATGCCCAGCATACCCTCTTTGGTATGGCTGACAAAGTTTACAAAGTTTGCGCGGCTTCTGTAGGCATCGTATCTCACTTGGTTATCATCGCTACCATCACGGGCGTTAGGCGCTGGAAGGTATGCCGTGCCAGCAGCAGACCCAATGCCGCCAGAATATAACGTTCTAGTGCTTCGACGGGTTTTAATTGCTGTTGCGCCTTCATCGCAATCGCGCACTAGTTGCCATGTCTCTATATTCTTCGCATAGTCTGCGTTCTGCGTATCTACTGGCATAAATTAACTCACAAATTTTATAGAAAGGCTGGCGGCTGGTTTAACCACTGGCATTTCGTAGGCTATTGGATACGTCCCAGCATCAGGGAGGTGATCCAGATTAGATTTTTTATCGGGCGCACCGTTAGCGTCATAGGCTAATTGCTCAAGACAACGGGCAAACTCAGGGCAGAGTAATTCATTAACCTTTACTAGCCCTTTATCAAATGCAACGTTTGCAGCTATAACCCTATCTTTGACTAAGGGGTTTGACTTGTGGGCGTATACTGCAAGCCCTGCTGATTGTAATAGGCTTATGTCTGACACTGAGGCATCCACT